ATGGTCTCCATTTTCACTTGTTGTAAAACCATCTGAAAATGTATGTCTATGATAAGTATTAACAGTGTGAGTATGAGCCATAGTATCTGAACCACCTGTTCCGCCAGAAGTTGTGTCTCCCCTCAAAAATTCTCCATCATTTAAATCTGGTAAAGTTTCTCCATTTAATGGGCTATCAGCATCACTAATTGTTGAACCATCACATTCTACCCATCCAGAAGGTAATGTTTGAGGAACATTATTAAAACTTTTTAACCAAGCAATTACTGCTCCGATTGGAGGAAGAACTGATTGAAGTGTGTCTGGCACGACTGCTCTTTCTGTATCTGTGCCTGTTTGAACTTCATCTTCTGTTGCTATTTCAATAAGTCCTGCTACATCTGTTGCAGCAGTTGATATTCCATAAACTTCTGTACTCGTCCCTGAAACAAGACTCCCAGTTACAAGATTATCTGCAGTTGTAATAGAATTTAATCTGTCGACTATTTGGTTCGCCCCCGAAGTGCCAGTCGCAGATGCTCCCGCTGGACCGGCTGTGAATTGGTCTCCGCTTGCATATTGACTAAACAATTTTGCCATGTTTTATTTTGTTTTGGATAATTTAAATAAGTTGGTTAAGTTGCTATATATCATATATAGAACTTGAATGTCTGCTGGATTTGAAGTTCTTGCTCACCATCAAAAACTTGACTTCCTGTTAAAACTTCCCTGTTCATTAGAGCGCTTCCAACCGTAATAGTTCCAAATTCCTTTAAAATTGTCCCACTCATCTCTGTTGCACTCCAGTCTGCTGTAAAGGTGATTTGTTCTGGTGTACTCAAGTCACTTGAACTTATCGCGTTTCTATCTGTCTCAGAACCAAGAGTTGTGTTTCCGCTTGCAAATGCTAATCCACTAATCCCAATCGCGATGTACCCTGACCCAGGTTCGAAACTATATGAACCAGCCATTATTGCTGGGATTGCATTCAAACATTGTGTTGTTATACCCATTTTACCTCCTCAAAAATTTAATACTGTACTTCCTCCTGTCCAAGGACCTAATAAAGCCTTAGGACTATTGAATTGTGAGTGTTCTGGATTAGGATGATGGAATATAAAGGCAGAGCCAATACTCTTTATAATCGCTTTGGCAGTACCAGAAACCCCCATACTTCCTGTTGCTGTATTTAACACTGAAATGTCCGTGTCTATTTCAGTTCCCTCTAATTTTCTTAATTTCAATATTTGGTCTTTTATTATATCAGAGAAGTCAGAAATGTTCTTGTTCATTTTGACTTTCAAAACATTATCCAATTCGTTATTCGCTTTGTTGAAATTATACTTTGCAGAGATTATCGCATAGGTCACCCCAGATTGATTGTGATATGGAAGATTAACTACTGCTGTTTGACCAGGTGTTACGTTTAAAACTCCATCTATATTCAAATTCCCTTCAACTTTTGGGTCTTTATGCTCTTCTAAAAATGTCTGTGCACGACTATTTGCCTCATCAATGTCTTTTATGTTTCTGTCTACTATAATTTTGTGTTTTGGTCCATAACTTCCGATGCTGGCAGTATCCTGCTTGGTTCTAACTAATGGGGTGCTTCTCTGATAATCTATTATTATGATGCTTCCATTTGGAACTGTATTATCTCCCGCTGTTATGCCACTTGTCAAAACGACTGCTTTTCCTTGATAATTAACAAGATATTTAACATTCTCATCTGCAGGGTCATTAAAATTGACTATTCCCCCTGGCTGAAGGAATGTATTTGTTGCTCCGCTTAATTGCACAGATACATTACTCGGTTTGTCTGTTAAACCATAAACTGAACCAGTATTGTCTACACCAGTTGTGAATATTTCCCTTGCACCAGTCAATATTCTATCCCCAAAAACAGTCACATCATTGAATAAGTCTACATCAGATATTCTAAATGAGCCCTTTTTCACGTTTGTTTCATCAAATGTCTCGCCAGAACTTGTTGACTCTCTTTGCTTGAAGTTTAGGTCTTGATTCTCATCTACAAAAAAATAATACCCAGACAAATCAGATAATTCTCTTAATGCGTCAAACACACTAATATTATTGAATGTTATCTTATCCAAAACTGTTCCTGTTGTGTCCACATTACCTGTCGTGACTAATGATGTATCAACATTGGCAGCCATTATTGCGTGGATTATTTCTGCAATCTCTTTGTTTTTGAATATTCTGGGCAGAACCATTATATCCTGTAAAACGGCACCATAATCTCTCCCAGATATTCTGACACTCTCTTTTTCAGCCATCCCAAAAAACTGAATATCCTCTATAATACCAGTAAATATAAGATTAGTTGGTGGGTCAGAAGTATCGGCATATATTTGCACCTTGTCATTTAAATTAAAATCTGTGCTCCTTCTTCCAACTGGATTGTCAAATATTATCTCAAAGTTGCTGGTTGAGTTGGTGTCACCTATCTCTTTGTCCAAGGTCACATTCTTTGCGTCCTTGTATGTTGTTCCATCAATGATATATAAATATTATTTGTAACGCCCAAAGCATTCTTTGTGACGATTATAGTGTCGTTTGGATTAAATTGCATTAGCTTGCCTTTAGACAAAATAAAATCATTCAAATAAATAGTTGGAAGTGGTTCATGATAAGTTTTTGTAGGATTCAAATGAATCGTTGGAAGAGGTGCATGAGTTGTTATTTTAGATACTGCTTTGATACTATCTGTCATTTTGTCATTCAATTTGATTGCTTTTATTGTTTCCCCCTGATAAGATTTTACAGAATCTGTTAATTTATTTATCTTCTCTGAACCTGTATCAAATATTCCAAATGTTACTTTATTCATCCACGTTATTAAATTTTTCACCCAAGTGACCAAAGTTTTTACTTTATCTATAATAAAATCTATTGCTGGTTTAAGTAGTTCATATGCTTTTTTCCACGCCAAAATTGCTATTTTAACTGTAATTATTATTGGCAAAAAGTTTAATTTCAATAAATTCCATAAAAGTTTTACACTTTCTCTAAATAATTCGCTTTTACCCCACAAGTAATATAACCCTGCTGCCAAAAGTGCCACTGCTGCAGTTACCCCCGCTATAATTAATAACCACGGACTACTTACAGCCGTCAAAATCAAGACAGCACCACTAACCAACGCCACTGCCGCCGCCATTGCCACCAAAACAGCTGTGAATTTTGTTATTTTGGGATGCTCCTCCAAAAAAGTCAGGAATTTGCCAACTTTGTCCAATACTTTAATCAATATAGGAATAAACACCTGCCCCATTTGGTCAGATAAAAGTGCAACTTTGTTTTTAAATATTGTAATTTGTGATTGCGCAGTTTGGTATCTCTTGTTTGCCTCAACTGTTAGGGCAGTATTCTCCTCCCAAGCATTTGAGCCCATCTCTAATGTTTTAGTGACCAAGTCACCAGCATTTGCCAATGAAAGAAATGCTCTTTGAGCTCTTACTCCTCCCAACCCCATATCGTCCAAAATTCCAGATGCTGCATCTCCTTGTGTCCCAAGTCCTGTAATAAAAGAAGCCATAGCCCCTGCAGCGTTTGTTTGCCACTGGGTTGCAAATGCCTCTGAGGTCATTCCAGAAGTCTTTGCTAACAAATCTAATTTATCCCCGCTATCAATAACTGCTTGATTAATTTCTAATAATGCTTGTTGCATAGCAGTTCCACCAGCCTCTGCTTGAATTCCTACAGAACTGAATGCTGTTCCAAATGAAAATACTTGAGGGGTTGTCATACCTACAATATTTCCAGCACCAGCGATTCTATTTGAGAAATCAACAATCTCTGATTCTGTTGTCGCGAAATTATTTCCCAATGCAACCACCACAGAACCCATTTTATCTACATTATCTAAAGGCTCTTGCATAATGTTTGCAATTCGTGCGAAACTTGTTGCTGCCGCCTCAGAAGTTAAATTTGTTGTAACAGCAATATCAGCTATTGTCTTAGTAAATTGTTCAAGATTATCTACTCCACTTACACCCAATTGACCTGCTATTTCTCCTATATGTGCCAAATCCTCATATGCTACTGGTGTTGTTTTTGTTATATCTTTAAATCTTTTATCTAATTCTGCAAATCCTTCTTCTGTTAGTTCAACAGTTTTTCTAACTCCTGCAAATGCACTCTCAAAAGAAATTGCGGTATCTATTGTCTTTTTAATCGCAACAGCACCTACTGTTCCAATAGCTGCCAATCCAGCACCTATTGCCAAGAGACTAGTATTCACTTTCGCAAAAGTGCTACTAAATTGGTCTATTGCCCTAATTATTATTGAGACACTTGCTCCACCTGCTACTCCTCCAAGAAGTGCTCCTCCTAAACTTACCATTTTCTCTTAGCTTTTCGAAGCGATTTTTTTTGTTCCCTAAAATATTTATTCATATACTTAACGGCTGCATTATAATCCAAGATACTTAAATTCCTCAGCTCAGTTAAACTCCAACCGTAAAACTTGCAAATGCTTATTTCGGATTCTCTACGGTTGGCTTCCGAAAATCTATCTTGTTAAGACCATTGACTTCGTTAATCGCTTCTTGCAACTCAAGACCCTCTTGAATAGTCAAATTACCTATTTCTTCGTCGGTAAGTCCAGCAGATTTCTTTAATAGTTGTTTGGCTGTGGCTGACCTGTTAGTTTCATCCAATTCAAGCGCGTCTATATACTTAATCTCTTTGATGGTATATTCCTTGTTTCCAACTTTTACTTTCTTCTCCATTTTTACCTCCAGTTTAATTACCTCACCAAGGATTAAATTCGTATCGGTTACCACTCATAGTGTGCTCTTCAGCATATACGTCAGTTACTCTTACTTCCATTGTGCTTTCAGATGCGCCCTCTACTTCTGATGGGTTGTCCATACTTGTAACATAGCATCCGCTTAACCAAAATGTTGCGTGATGACTTCCAGCTGTTACGTCATTGTTGAAATCCAATGTGCTGTTAAACTTGCTTCCACCACGAAGATATTGTTCATACCATTTCTTAGCAGTGTTTGAGTCCAAGTCCATTGTAACAGATAAAGTGTAATCTCTGTTTCCCATATATGGTATTGCTATGTCTACGCTTCCATTCAAATAGTGCGGTCCAACTAAATTGTTATTGATTTCGAATGTCCCTTCCTTTATTGGAAGTCCTGATTCTCCATCCATTGAAAGACTTACATGCCCAAATGAATAAGGTGCTCCTGAATTCAATGCTCCACTGGTTGTTGCTCCACTAGTAAAGTAAATATGGTGCCCGATATAATCCACGTCGCATGTCACTATTTCGCCTTGTGCGAAATTAATAGTCACTGTGTTTGGTATCACTCCCTGAACACTTCTTACAAAGTTCTTGCCTGTTCCGGCTGCTTGCTTTGAGTCTTCAATAGTGAAACTTCTCGGTGGATTAAACATTCCAGATGTGAACATATTCTGTTGAACATCTGCGTCTATCTGCGTTACCTTCCAATATGTGTGATTTGCTCCGCTTGCTGCTACTGAACCAATTGCATAGAATGGTATTCTCATATCTTGCATTCTATAACTCAAAGTTCCAGTCACATCATTAACACTAGCATCGAATCCATCTATTGAACGGGATGCTGTACCCATGTGTCTGTCTACTGTGTAATTCCTGTTGTCATCTACTGTATGAGAAGTTACCTGTCCGATTTGGAAAGTGCTTCCGACTACTGCGCTATCTGTTCCGCTCACTGCTCGAGTTCCATAGAGCCCACTTTCGTAAATTCCAATTACCTTGTTCTGGTCACTTATGTATCTTGCCATTATTCCTCCATTTATTTAATTAAATATTCTTTTAATAATTTGACCTTATCGTTTCGGATTGGGGCAGCCCCATCCTTTAAATCAGCTATCAAACTATCCAAATCAGTGTAAATATCTCCCAAATCTTTGGCTGTTTCAAATCCAATTCCCTTAATTTTGGTCAGTTCTTGCCACCAATTCAATTCCTTTTTTGGTTCTTGTTCTTTTTTCCTTTGTCTGTACTCGTCTACATCTGCCAATTTTTCCTCCTAAGTGAAATTATAGAATCTATAAGTCACTTGCATAATTTTTGATTTAATTTTTTCTTCACTTACTTCAACACAACTCGGCATATTAAAATCATGAAGATTTGAACTTACTGTGCCCGTTCCAGTAAATTGAATTTTCCGTAATCGATTAAATACGTCAGTAAACAGTTCGTCTCGTTCCTTGGTATTTCTAGCCCATATCCTAATCTCAAGGTTCATTTCCATGTCCATCGCATCAGATTGCATTGCGACTCTTCTTGCCTCAAAATTAGTTATGTTGATTGTGATTAAAGGATATTGAACTGTTCTCTCTGGATAAGAAGTCATTATAAATTTTGAGCTTCCAGTTCTTTTTGCAGAAATGGGGTCAGTTATATTACTGGATAAATCATTCTTTATGTAAAACAAAGTGTCTCTTATGAATGTAGATTGGTCTACCATTTTCTCGCTTGAAATTGTAATACTCGCTTGTATTACTTAATTATGATTATGAGGTTATTTATATAAGTTGATTAAATCACTATATAGTTTTAATATCCTCTTGAATTATTTGTTGTATCTTTCCTTTATTTCTATCTTTTGAATTGTTAAAATGTCTTCTTGGATGCATTCTTCTTGTCCCATACTCAAGGAATTTCGCATAAGGGACTGGACTAAATATTGTTGCACTATCCTTGTTTGAACTAAACTCAACTGAATTAAGGAATCTTCCAGTATCCACACTAGTTGGCTCAGCTCTTCTTCCAGCAATAGATTCTTTTACTTCACCCTGCATAAATAATCCTACCTTTTTCATTGAATCGTTGAGTTTTCCCTTAACTGCCAACTCCTTTAATTTAAGATATGTTGAAGTTTTGGCTACTCCCTCGACTGTTATTTTCATCATCTTTCTATACCTCCCCAATTAAAGAACCACCAGCAATCATTCTTATATACGCCTTTTTATAAATGTCAGTCCCAGCATATGGAATTACTATCCCTCCCTCTGGAATTAAATGGTATTCGTCTCCAGTAGGACTTCCTATTTGTATTTTTACTTTCAAGTCGCTTCCAGCATTGCTACCAGTTAAAAATAAACTTCCATGAATGAATAGCCTTTTGTCTGCTGTAGTAAGTAGTCCCTGTTCCATTAAAAGAGAATCAGTTGAACCCCTATATGTATTAATCGGCAAGACCACTCCACTTGTCCAGAGGTCTGCTCCGCTTTTTACTAATCTTTTGTCATCATCCCAAACACTTCCGATTGAACCTGTGAAGTATCTAATCCTTATTTGGTCACCAGCTTTTCCCAGAATTTTAGCAAATCCCTTTGTGAATTTGTCTACTGTCAACTTATACTCCTAGCGAACCTTCTCTTTTGGCCAAGCGTTTTCAATTTGAACTCTCCGTTTGCTCTAAGTGCCTTGGATGCGTCTGCTCCACCCTCTGTTATTGACAAATCCGCAATCTTTATGTTTGCGAATGTTCCTTCGCCCATTGCCGCATCTATTGCATCAGCCTTTGCAAAATCGAGAATAGCTGGCTGAAATTTAGAATCTATTGAATTTGAGCCAATCGTATTCCCAGTATAATTCGCAACATGCTGTCTAGCCATGTCAACTATCTCAATCATATTACCACTGACTCCTGCTGGCAAATTATCAAAACTTTCAACTATATGGATGGCAATGCTGCCGATGGTATCGAGTGCCATTTTCAAATATAAACTATATTTAATCCAGAAAGTGAATGTCCGCCTGCTCCAGATGCCTTGCTGCTTCCTATATTGCTTCCAACAACTCTCAAGACACTATTCAGACAAATCTCAGCATATTCAGATGTATTTGCGCCAGACAATGAATAATCTTGTGTGCTCACTGTGCTTGCCCTTGGAAATACTGTCTCTGTCGTGCCTAAATGGTGTCCAAAAACAGTTCCACTATGCATGTTGTATAAAACAGTATTTGTCCCTGATTCGAATATTGTTAAACTCCCTGTTGCGAGATTAGTTCCTGGAATCCATTGGATGCATTGCAGTCTTCCATTTAGTGGTCTCTCTGAGTAAGTTTCAAAGTTGCCCGCCCCTGTATCATCTGATGTAAGCACAGAGTTAGGAAACCTGTATGTCTTAATTCTTACACTTCTTACCATTTTCTAGTTAAAATGTAGTTGAACCAAGAGCTATCCAACTTTCTCCACCAGCCGCTAGCCCCATATATATCGAACCAGCAACCGAGTCTATTCCAATATCGCTTCCCACTTGGACTGTGTAGACCCCACTGGGGTTTCCAGTAAATTGGACGATTCCGGGCATTGGACCAAGTGAGCCTGTTCCAACTCCTAAATCCATTCCGTCTTTCAATCCATGGACTAAACTTCCTGTTGTGTTTGTTCCCATTTATTCCTCCTTGAATATTTTAACGTCAAAAGACGTTGTTTTTTTTCTCAAAAATAAAAATAAAAAAAACAATAAAAAAAATAAAAAATTAAGATGTTGTGATTTTAGATATTGCGTTGTCTCTCAAGCTTTCAACATCGAATCTCCAAGTTATTGCTGCTCCCTGCATGTCATATGTAGGCAAGTCAAAGTTTTCCACTGTAATATCTCTTTTGATTGCTATTGCATATGCTTGGCTTCTGTCAATTACAAAAGCATATTTGTTATAAGTTGCACTACTCATTGCGTTCTTGCTAACTCTAACTACATTCATACCATAAATATTTCCTAAAAATCCCCTTTTAAGCATATCTGTATTTCCTACTTTGTTTGCTTCTACGAATGTATCAATATTTCTCAAGTCATTAATTACTTCGTTTCCACAGATTATATCTGTTGGTGTGTAATCATTATCCTCCAAATCCTGCATACTCTCAGTAATATTTGCTATAGTGATTGCTGCTCCGCCAGCTGTTGTTGCACCTGCATTGTTTACTAAACAATCAATGATTAATTCTGTCTCTTTCTCAGCGAATCTCTTGCCTGCAAGCCTTATTTGTCTGTCAAGTAACTCAAACTGAGAATCCTCTATCATCTCTCGAGTAATCCTTATAGCGACACCATACTTGGTGCATTCAAAGCTTTGGCTTTCGTAATCTCCAGCATCAATGAAAATCTCTGCTCCTTCACCAATTTCTCGGACATCCATTGTATTTGGGTCTTCTAAATTGATGTTGAATTCGTTCCCTTTGTTTCTAAGTGCTCCAGGTAACCAAACTCTTGCAGCCAACTCTCTTGGAAGCAATGTTTTGTCCACTTCCTCGATAAGTGGCTCCATTATTAATTTTGGAATCAATAATGTGCCTGCTGTGCCGTCTCCTGTGCTGATGTATTCAGTTATATGTTTGTATGCCATTAAAAATGAAAATCAGCAATGCAGTAAAGATTTGTTCCACTTGCTCCAGCTGAAAGCGCTCTTCCAATCATTGTAGCTCCCTGTTCGAATCCATAGACTCCTACTGCTACTCCACTTGTGACTGATTGAACTGAGTTTGCGTCTGCTGCCTCAATAGCTGTTCCTTCGATTACTGAACCACCACACTTGACTATATAAGTTCCATTCTTTGCGATTGTTCCATAAGTTCCACTTGCAATGTCTTGAAGTGCTATTCCATTTATTTGGAATACTCCAGAAGTGAATCCATCTGCAACTAGCGCACCTTCAATATCACTTGACACAAAACTATTTAGTCCTGATGTTACTGGGTTATTGCCTGTTCCACTACAAACCACAAATTGTCCGCCAGAAATATCTTCTCTAGCTTTGATTGTAATTGTTCTAGGTGTTTCGCCATCAGCAATGACTACTGGACCCATTTCGTTTGTGCTTGTCATTTACCCTCTTAGTAATGTGAAGGAACCTCCTCTTATAGCTCCTGTACCCTCAACTATCTTATATTTGCCTTTTTCGTCCACATCGTTCGCTGTTTCCTCTTCAGATTCTACAGACTCCTCTGGTTCCTTTTCTTCGTCTACGTCAGCAGATTTCACATTCCTTACTTTTTTCTTTGGCTTTTCTGCTTCTCTTGCTTTTTCGACTTCTTCTGCGTTTTTCTTTTGGACTTCTTTTGTTTCGGTTAATAATTGTATAACCTTATCCAATTTTTCCTCTGTTGTCTCTTTTGTTTCTTCCTTAGGTTCTTCCTTAGGTTCTTCTTTTGGTGTAGTTTCTTCTTTTGGTTCTTCTTGTTGTTCTTGAGGTTGTTCTTCTTCTACCATTTGCTGCCCCCCTTTCAATTGCTTATTCAATAAAGCGTCACCAGATTTGGTATCCCGCAATTTTGCTTTCGCTTCTTCAGCTTTGCTCTCTTGATTATAATTCTCTTGTCCTTGTCCCGGACGTTCGGCCCTTCTCATTTGTCCGCCACATTTTGGGCATTTCAATTCTGAACAATGTTGCTCTGATGTAATAGTATATCCACACCCAATGCATTCACATTTAAATGGCTGTTCTGTAATCTTATTCCATGCTTCTCTTAATGCTACTCCAAATGAAGCATTTGGGTCTGCTGGAACTGCCACTAAACTAAGTTCTTTGAACTGGATGCCGCGTGGAATTAATAATCCATCCTCACCTTCCTCGATTTCCTCGACTGCGGCACCCACACTTACTGAATTTATTCTTCCATCGCTCACCATTTTTTTGATTGAACTATCCATTATTTTTGCTTTGAATGGAATATTTTTATTAATTATATCAAATGAAGATTCTGTTACCCTGCCTTTAATTGCATCCACTTCATTTCTATGGTCCACTAAAAGCGGCACTCCCCTCAATGTTTTGGATGCTTTTTCTAATTCTTCTCCTAAAAACTTGTGGTTATTTGAGGTTGTTGTCTCAGATATTGCTACCCCCTGTATTATGAACTCGTCGTCTATTGTAGCTCTTTCAAGAATTGGAATAGAATATTCAAGAATTAAATTATCTGCTTTTTGTTTACTTCTTCTCCACTGAGAATAACACATTGCTACTGCTTGGTCCTGTGGTGTTTGGGGGTTTTCCCCCTTGACAAAACTGATACATCTAGAAATAAACTTTCCTTGCTCTTCTCCTTTATTTGGTGTTGGAAGTGGCATATTAACTCCTATACATAAGTAGTTTAGAAATACTTAATAAATGTTGAGAATATTGCTATATAAATCAGATATATCTTATCTTTATTTCCACTTGTTTATTTGGACCTCCAGAAGCAAAAATAATCAAGTGTTCGTTAAGAAAATAGGGCACATTTGAATAGTTCGCTCCCCAACCCCTCACATCTTTTGGCTGGATTATTAGTGGATAATATTCTACTCCTCTAAACTGATATATATCTAATAACAAATAATTTAATTCACTAAATATTTTTATATCAACTGATTCTGGTGCTGTGATTATAAATGCTTTCAATTCGCCGGTTATTTTTTTAGTTTTTACATTTACCATTCCCTGTTCGCCAGTGTTCAGTTGGATTGTTGTCTCTGTCATATTTCACGATATACCTTCCTTTTTATTCGTTTAAATAATGCTTTATTTTCACCCAAATCATTGAGATTTGGTAATTCTGCGCCGTCTAGTGCTGCGTTTGTGCCATCTAATTGGTTCACTGGTGGCTCCATTAATCTTTTTTTTGATAGATTTTTTTGCTCGGCTTGGGTGTTTATAACTGAACCAGCAGATGAATTTGGTATAAAAACTATGTCTCCTACATGTTTGGCTGAAATAACTCGTTGATTTGTTAATTTATCTAAAAAAACCATTTTATCTTCTAAACTCATCAATCTCCTTATGACAATTTATACAAAGGGTAATCCCATTATCAATATCCCATAACATTTTTTTATTCCCTCTTTTTAAAATCTCTTTTACTGATACAATATGATGAACTTCTAATCCTCCCCCAACTTTCCTACATAATTGACAAGTAAATTTATCTCTTTGAAAAACTTTTAATCTCCAATCTTTATATTTTTTAAGACTTCGGACTATATGATTTTCACTCATAATTCCACCTTTCCAATTAGGATTGTTTTCTTTACAATATTT